GAACCTTTGGAAGTTGATGTTCCTTGTGATCTCACTGCACTCCAAGAACCACCTATACCTCCTCCGAAAGAAGATAAATAAGCGTTTTCGGTGTAATGATCTGTAATACCCTCTCTACTATCTTCTACATAATTGAGAAAACATGAGATAGGCATACCTCGTTCTGTACCTCCATTTGAAAGTACGGGTGTAGAGAACATAAACCATAGATTACTTGCGTAATCATATAATCTTTGGGCATGATCTTCATCATCTGCAAAAGCTGTTGCTGCTCGAGCAAAAGCCTCTTGTGGTGACTTCTCATCCCCAACGAGGTATCTGTCCTCTAGTGTTTTATGACTAAACTCTGTTAGAAGTTTGTCTTTACTATAATCTATTTTCATCTAAGTGCCTTAATAAAGTTGTGTTAATAACCTCTGTGTTTTCTTCTCCGATAGCTGTCTCCGAGTAAGTAATTAAATCCATAAGTTCAACGTTTGTCAGAAGTTGTTCTGCATTTTCGTTAAGATTCTGAATATATTTATACTTTCCATCGATAGGACAGGCATTGTAGATATCAAAAACGTCTCCATATTGTTCCATTAGCTGTACTGCACGCTTTGGACCGATTCCAGGTATTCCTGGAACATTGTCCCCCTTGTCGCCAGTCAGACATTTGAATGTAATATAATCGGGGATCTCAAAATCATAATGTTCGTCCCAATTATGTACTGTTGTTTCTTTTCTAGTAACTGTACTAAAACGAGAAACTTTATCATTGATAAGCAAGTCCCAATCTTTATCAGATGAAATCATCCAACATTCGTCTAATCCATACTTATCAAGATTCATACTAATGTATGCTGCAATATCATCAGCTTCAACTCCCTTGAATTGAAATACTGGATATTTTTCTTTGAGTAATGTTAGAGTATTACTAAACTCTGCCATAAACATTGCAAACTCTTTTTCTTCTTGAGGAGTTTGTTCTGCATATTTTTCTTTTCTGTTTGCCTTGTATTCTGGGAATATTTCTTTTCTATAAGAACTCCCACCATCAGCCGTAATAACTATAGTACCTGCATTATAAGACTTTGCTAGACTTTCTACTGTTCTAACATAGTCATACTTGAAGTCTGTTACACCTTGATGTTTCCATCTAAATGCAATATTCAGTCCATCAACTATCAGCAAGTTGCCAGTCGGGGCTGGGTTCCCAAGGTCTGAGAATGTGATTGCCATTTGTAAACTGTATCTCCTCTTTTTCTAGCCAGTGTTCTGCAATAAGTATATATGCACCCAGCCAGGCAATGTGCATATACTGCAATGTATTTTTTGGTTCTCTTACTGTTGCAGCAAAGAACTTACCATGATTCTCTCGAAAAATAAGTAAGGGTTCTTGTTCCATTTGTTGTGCTTGTTTACATAGTTTACTCCACCACTTAAAAAGATTATTACTTTTCTGTGTGTAAATTTTACTATTGAAACCACACTCTTTGTAGAACTTAACTTCTACAGTAAAAAGATTGTGTTTGTCTTGAACCATGAGATCACCTTTTATTTTCCCACTACCAGATCCAGGTGTCTGTGTCCATGATTCATCAGTAAGTCTATCCATCATAGATATAACTTGCTGCTCGCCTCGATTGCCTTTCTGTCTAGGATTAACCATCGAGTCGACTAATTTTCTGTTCTTTGATTATGTCTATTTTGGACAATAGTGGGTGTGTCCAACCATGTGATACTATATAAGTATTCAAATTTTCCTCTCTCAGTAGAATTTCTACTAATCTTTCTTTTCCGCCCTCGTCGAGTACATTTGTAACTTCGTCAAGAAATAATACGTTAATTCTAGACTTAGAAATACTACTCATCAATTTACGAATTGCTAAAAGAGTAGATGTGTTAACTCGTGCCAACTCTCCAGCACTCAAAGCTAAGATATCTACTGTTTTACCATTGTCATCTATTTCTACATTTAGTTTGTCATTTAATACTACAAATTGTAAACTAAATCTGCCATCTGATAACTCTGCGAGGTATTCATTTGTTAATTCTTCGAGATCTTTTACTAAGTTCTCAATCTTATAAGCAAGTAGTCCATTAGTACTAAATGCTTTCTTTAAAATTTCAACATGACCAAGTTTATCTTCTACTTCTGTTATATCAGTAGTTAAACTTTTATGTTGTTCTTCAAAATCTGTTTGTTGTTCTTCAATAATTGCAAGTCTTGTATTATGTCTTTCTATTCTTTCGTTTTCTGCAATTACTTCTTCAACTCTACTTTGTCTTTCTCGAATACGAGTTTTAAGTTTTGTTATCTTTTCTGTTAACTCTGTATCGTTTGGTACTTCAGTGGGAAGACTGTGGTCTATTTGTCTGTATATTTCTTCCCAGTTACTAATCTTCTGTTGCATTTCTTTGAGTAGAAGATTTGCTTTATTTATCTCTCCAAGATTATCATTTACTAACTCTAGTTGAGCTGTATATTCCTCTTTTGTTTCTTGGTGTTTTTTTAACTCTTGTTCTATAAATGCGAGGTCTATTTCTTGACCACAAGTAGGACAGCCTGCATCATCTACATCTAACAAGTCAGTATACTTTTTGATCATACGGACTTCTTGACTACCTTGTGATTTTATTTCTCCAATCTGTTGAAGTAGATGTTCTGTGTCTTGCCATTCATTTTCAGAAACGTACTCTTTCGCAAGTCCTAAATCTATAGACTCCAACTGGCTTTTGTATAAATTATTTTGGTTAATTTTTTTCGTAATTTCAGAGATATTTTCAAATTCTATTTGTAAAGAACGCAGAGTTTCTTCATCTTCTTCCGAGTAAAATGGTAATTCCATTTTTGAAAGTAGTGATGTATCTTCCAAATAATTATCTGATAACCACTTATCGATTGTGTCAATTTTCCCTTGTATGCGAGAAACGTCTCCAGCTAAATTTCGTGATAATTCCTTGAAAACTTCAAAGAATTTTACATAGTTATCTAACTGTAGTAGATCGATCAAAAATTTCTTACGATTTGTGTCTGTAGCTGTCAAAAACTGCAAACTGGCATTAGTATTCTGATATACTATCTGCGAGAATGTTTTGAAGTCAATTCCAATAATTGCTTCTAGCGTTTTATATGTTGCAGTTGCTGTATGACTTGATATATCTTCTTCATTCTTATATAATTTTACTTTTATATTTGTGCGTCTAACAACATCAATTAAGTACTCATCATCATTCACAGAAAAAGACAAAGCTATATCATAGCCATTATTGACTTCACGATTTGGTATATCTGCTTTTTTAATTCCTTTGGAATTTTTATTGAATAATACTTCTTCAAGTATTAACGGGATTGAACTTTTTCCTGTTCCATTTGTTCCGACTAGCTGAGTAACTATACTGTCATTTAAGTCAAGTATATTATCCGAACCATAACTAAAACAATTACTCCACTCCAGCTTCTTTAGCGTAATCACTAAACACTCCTAATATATTTTTTGTTTTACTTTCATCTAACTCTAATATATAGCTTAGGTACTCGCCTAATTCTTCTTCGATTGTCATGTCTTGACCTAATATTAGAGTTGCCTCTGTTTTTCTTTTTATAACTTTTTTATCAAGTAATTCACTATTTTTGATATTACTTAGATCAGATACATCTCCTTCAATTTCATATATTGTATGATCCCACTCTGTTTGAATCATTTCACTAGGATCTGTAACTGTTTTACGAATTAATTGTGGTAAATTAAATTTATGCCATGTCCAACTCCAGTCCTTATTATCTATTAATAAGTATCCAGTTTCCACATTCTTTCTATGAAAACTTGTAGTCATAGGACTGCCAGGATATACTATATTTCTTTGTGTATTACTATGTGCATGTAAATCACCTGAGAATACTACTTTGAACTTGTCAAAACGATCTAAATCTACTTCAGGTTGTACATGAGGTGGTATCTCACCACGAACATGAGTAAATAATATATCTGCATCAATATCTTCTATACTTTTCTTTTTATGTAAATCTGTATAGGGTAATATTGCATAATCATGAGGAACCATTTCCCCATATGTTGTTTCATCAATCACTTTTACTAGAGGATTGAGTTCTGTTGTAACTTTTTTTAAGTTTGTAAAGAAAGTTTTGTGTTTTCTTGTTGCTTCATGGTTACCATCATAAATGATAGTTCTAACACTGACGCCCTTTACAAAGTCAAAGTAAAGTGTAAGTTCATCCATGCTGGGGACTCTATCGAATAAGTCCCCACCAATGATGTGCAAATCAATATCTTTTTCAAGATCATAAATCTGTTCAAAGAATAACTTGTAGCGTGAGCACGCCCAAGCTACAGGTACATTCTTTTGTCCAAGTTTAATATGCCAATCTGCAGTGAATAGAATCATCCTACGAATTCGTCTCCTGGTGTCCAAGAACAACCTGTAAGACCACCAGCTTTTAAAGCTTGTAGTGTTCGTAAAACTTCGTCTGCATTTCTTCCTGTATCTAATGCATTTACTGATACATGTTGTATTACCCCTTCGGGATCGATTATAAAAGTTGCTCGATAACATACTCCATTTTCTTCGTCTACTATTCCTAGTTTTCGAGAAAGCGTAAGACCGCAATCTGCTGCAAGAATATGATTAATGTCTCTGATAAGAGAATTATCTTTCTTCCATGCTAATTTACAAAATTCGTTATCTCCGCTTACACCAATAACATCAGCTTCGCTACATAACTTGTCCATTTCTGATATTTCTGTTGGGCAAATAAAGGTGAAATCTTTTGGATAGAAGTATACTACTGACCATTCGTTCAATAATACATCTACATCAATAATTTCGTTTTCTTCATTTACTCCTTGCATGTGCAAGTTCGGAAAATCGTTGCCTACTGTTAACATAATCTACTCCTATTTGATATCAAACTCGTCTGTGACTGTTTCATCAGGTTCGTTTGATGCTCCTTCTCTTAATCTGTCGAGAAGTTCTTTCTGTGCATCGGGGGTTGGTCGAGTAAGTACTTCGTCCATTGACTTAAGTTCAGCAACTAATGCTTGCTCATCTTCAGTCAAGGCTCTTGGTTTGCACTTCAGAGCTTGTAGTTGATACTCAACATTATAAGCCATCGGTCCAGTTTTTACTCTCTTAAAGTAAACATCCCAGCCAGTTTCAGGGTCAGTTGGATCGCCAAGATCTTCTGCTGCAACCATTATCTGCTCGAGTAATTTTTTCTTTAAGTTTAGTACTTTGACTTTTCCATCGTGGATACATTGAATCGCATATGCCCAACCGCATTTCAATTCTGGATGATATTCTCTTACCCAGTCTTTCTCTACATTGGTAAATGCTTCTGCGTCTCTATCGAATGATAGACACTCGAATGGTAAATTCTTACCGTTTTCGCCTTTCAACCAGTAAACATAGCGAGGAAGCATATCCCCAACCATTCTTACCATGTTGTCGCCTTCGACATATTGATAACTGTCGATTTTATTTTTTTGGGCTTCGCCCTTAGCTTGATTAAATTTTATTGCCATTTTAGTTCCTTTAAAGTGATTTCTTCAAATAGAAAGTGTATATAATATCCCTCTATTCGTAGTAATCTATTGTTTTTAATACTGTCCTCATCCCCTGTAAAGTGGAGGAGGTCTAATCTGGTATCTTTTGTTTTTTGATATTCAAAATAATTACGCAATGATGCGATACCTGCATACTGCACAATCTCTGCATCTGAATATCTCCTACGCTGAATGAATAATGCCTCGGGGTTTACTAGGAAACTATGTCCATGAAAACTTTTAGTCCAAAACTTATATATTCTATCATGTCTATTCACTGGTGGAAGTTTATAGGTAAGTATATGTAGGATTGTCATAATATCTTTGACACTCCCATTGCTTTCCTTTTTTACTTTTTCCCAATTATAGAATAACATATTATAACAAATTCTTGACCTCGTGTCAAGTACTATTTTTCACTCCTATATATCTGATACTTCATACCCTTGTCGCATGTAGTATCCCCTTCTCGCAGATGCCTGCTTTCTAGCTGTACGACCTTCTAGATTGATATCTACTATCACAGGTTGCAGCTTTCCCTCATTCATTCTTATAACACGCCCGATTAACTGTGTGAGCAAAGGCTCATTGTTTACGGGTGTTCCCAAAATAAGACAACTTAGGCAATCAACACTAATACCCTCTGAAAATATACTTTGTGTTCCAAACAGTATATCTTTATCAGAAAAGATTTGTTTTATCAGTTTGCCACGTTCTTCGTGAGGAACATCTCCTGTTACGCAGATTGCGTTATCTCCCACAAGTCTTGCACAACTCTTTAGAAAATCTACTCTATCCGCTACAAGTAACACCTTGTGCCCTTTTGCGGCATAACTCGCTGCAAGCATTGCCATTGTATTTTGGTATTCCCAATCATACGCAAGTGCGTTGATTCGATTTGCCCAATCAACATTGCCATCCATAAAG